TGGTGGTTTTGATTACAAAACCGAAATGCCAAGTATGGAGTCTTGTATGGCAGCCAGAACGGCGGTTGAACAACAAAACACTGAAGTAAAAACTTTGTGTGTTCCTTACAACAAGGAAGCTCCTGAGAAAAAGATGCTTGGAGTTTTTAATCTATTCTTTGATTTGATAGAAAGAGTAGAACTGTTGGACGATGGGGGAGCATGTGTTAAGGAAGGATTATAAATACAAGTATATGATAACATTAACAGCATTAGCAAAAGAATACCTAAAAAATGCAGCCAATAACGGCTATGTTACGCTTGGTGTAAAGTCAGGCGGTTGTAATGGATTTGAATACGTGTGGGGGATTGCAAACGAAGATACTCGCAACCAACCACGAATAGAACCTGTTGAGGGATTTTTATTAATAGACCCCGAAGCAGAAACATATCTTGTTGGAAGTCAAGTAGATTATATTACTGATCTATCTGGTTCATTTCTCAAGGTTTCAAATCCGTCTGCAACATCATCTTGTGGTTGTGGAGAAAGTTTCGGTGTATGAATATAGCTGTAAAATTGTAAAGGTAATCGATGGAGATACTGCTGATGTGGATATCGACCTAGGCTTCGGTGTCTGGTTAAAGAAACAGAGAATACGTTTCTATGGTATTGATACACCAGAAAGTCGTACCTCTGATAAAGTAGAAAAGATTTATGGACTGATGGCAAAAGATGTTGTATTACATTTCTTACCAGTTGGTTCAGCACAAACGCTACGCACAAAACAAGATGACAAAGGAAAATACGGAAGAATTTTAGGTGAGTTTGTTATACATGATGCAAAGACAGACTCCCAAATGACGATTAACGATTGGATGATACGAGAGCATCATGCGGTTGCTTACTTTGGACAAAGTAAAGAAGATATTGAAGATGAACATATTGTGAACAGGAGTTTAGTAGAGAGTGATAAAAATATATGATGATTTCCTAGATGATGATCTGTATGATCGATTAGGAAAAACTTCCATGACATTTTCAAAAGTGCAATGGGTTGGCAAATATGCTGAACCAGAAAATGCATTCCATGAATTTGTAAAAAAGATATACTTACACGCATATCCAAATGTGCTTGATGGTGATGAAATTCTAGGTGCAACTGCATGGTGGAATATTCGACCAACTAATCCCAAAGCGCACAATGATAGGGTATCATATTGTACAGTTGATGGTGTAGACTATACGCCAACAGCTGTTCCTGAGCAAACATTTATATACTACTTGAGGGCGCCTGACAAGGGCGGACGCTTAGATATCTATACACAACCACCCATTACAGATGTTAAGATCGGCAAAGAGCAATTCTTTTCGTGGGCAGACCACCAGACAGATTCTATTGCACCTGTTAACAATCGACTAATCTCATTTCCCTTTGATATGACCCATGCGGTACAATCTTATGAAGGCAATCGTGTGTCTCTCGGCGCTATCTTTTGGAATAAGTTGCCTTCTAACTATGGTGAGACAAATCCTATGATTAACACAAGCTATGATAGACCGTGGGAAGTTGATTCAAACAAAGCAGGCACTAGAGAATTGACTGAAAAAACTATATTGGGAGTCTTATAATAAGATGGCGAGGACACACAAAAAAGGCGAAAGGAAAAAACAATTGCAAATGCAAACCATGCCTGCGATTAAGTTAGGGTTTGCTCAGATGGACTTAGATGACGTAAATGTAATCAATAGTTACATTGATAATAATCTGCATAAGATGCCAGACCATTCGAGCTCATTAGTAGGACAGATAAAACAAGACAAGCGTTCTGCACAACCAGAGTTTCCACTTGATGATGAAATGCCCAAACAGTTAGGAAACTACTTCATAGGACTTGCAAAAGAATATGCGAGTGAACATCCATTGCGTCAAAGTATACGAGAAGGTATTGGAGAAAATGAGGAATACCGCATCAATAAAATGTGGAGCGTACATAGTTACGCTGGTGATTACAATCCTATGCATGAACATGGAACGGTATCTGGTAGAGGTGTATCTATAATTGTGTTTCTTAAAGTACCACCACAGATAAAAAATAAAGGAACACCAACACAAACAAAAAACTCTGGAAGAACAGATGGTGTTACACAATTCATATGGGATATGAACAGCTCATATGACGCACCACGATTTAAACACCCCACGTATGCTCATGTATACCCAGAGGTGGGAAAAATATGTGTGTTTCCTATTTGGTTACACCATCAAGTATCACCATTTTTCGGTGATGGCGAACGTAGAACAATGTCTTGTAACATTGACATTATTAACTACGCATAGAATGTTGTATTTATGTCACACGTATGGTTTAGAAGATACATTCGACATAAATAACAGGATAACTTAAATATAAAAGGAGAAATTAATGAACCATTATTTAAAAACAGGAGTGATTGCATTTGCACTAACTCTAGGAAGCATCTTTTCTGTAAGTGCTGACGAATCAGCACCAAAAGTAGAAGAAGCACCAGAGGTGGCTGCGTTTGCAGTTTCATCTAATGTCACCCTCGCATCAGAGTATGTGTGGAGAGGAGTGGCTCAATCCAATGAAGACCCAGCAATACAGGGTGGATTCGACATTTCACATTCATCAGGATTGTATATAGGAACATGGGCATCAAGTCTGGAATTTAATTCAGCCAAAACAGATGCTGCCAGTACAGAAATAGATATCTATGCTGGGTACAGAGGACAGCTTGCAGGATTAACCTACGATGTAGGTTATCTACGTTATATCTACGCAGAGCAGAACGAAGACAATTCTGCTGACTATGGATTTGGCGAGATTTATGCATCTGTAACAAAATCACTAGACAGTCTACCATTATCACCATTAGTACAGGTTGGCGTTAACGTCAGTCCAGACTTTTATGGTGAAGATGGACTTGGTGTATACGTTTACAAAAGCGTATCAGCAGGACTTCCTTTTGGTATCATAGGAAATTTGACTACTGGTTATCAAGATGTCGAAGGTGACAAAACAACAGCTGCCGGATATGACTACTGGCATTACAGCATAGGTGCTTCAAAAAGTATTGGAAACCTTACAGGTAGTGTTACATGGCATGACGTTGGAACTGATGACTACTGTACATCAGACAAAAACTGTGAAGCAGTGGTATTTGCTATCTCTGCAACATTCTAAATTTAGACTGAAAAGACTAAATATGGTCTAAAACGACTGAAAAATGGGGAATCTTTACGGATTCCCCATTTTTATTTTCAAATCCTCAATAAAATCAACGACTTAGGTGCTACGATAGCCCTTGACAAACCTTGCCACAGACCTTATAATGGTTATATAAGATGAAAAAAGAGGTAAATTCTTGAATCAAGTGACCACGATTGGTGGAACTAAAAAACAGCGTAAACTTGCAGAAGATATTGTATGGTATTGTATCTCTGAGTTGATGCCAAGACATTCGACTCTTGATATAGAAGTCCTATTGACCAAATGTCTAGACGAAGAGGGTGCGTATGGGTTCTGCATTTCGGGAGCAACTAATCGTGAGTTTACAATTGAAGTTGACAAACGACTACCCAAGTTTAAAAATGGTAATCCAAACGCATCTGGGCTCGATATGTTTTGTAAAACAATTTGTCACGAAATGGTTCACGTTTGGCAGACCGCCACAGGTCGTATGGTAGATCGTGTATATCCAGTGAAACTTGGTTCTCGCAAATTGTGGAAAACCAAAGATGGAACTCTCAAAGATTTTACAAATACTTCATGGTCAAAACAGCCTTGGGAACGACAAGCAATAAGAATGGAGAAAAACCTGCTCGCAGGATTTCTTAATCATGAAAAATAACTGGACAAACATAAAATATACTGACATGAAAAATGTCGTGAGAACAGGTTATTTGTGTACCAGAATTATAGATGAAGATGCAGATTACGGATTGAGCTCAGAAACAAAGATTGGGTCAATCATTCCCTCAATATCTCTTCATATATCTAATGAGGGCGATGGTATGAGGTATTGTGCTACCAGAAGGATGGACGATACCATAAGAAACACTCACAATACATACTTTAAGAAACTATCTGAAGCAATGATATGGATAGAAGAATACGAAGAACAAGAGTCTTGACAAATGATGCTGAGTTTGTTATTATAGACACAATGATAAAAAGGTTATTATGAACTTCTACACAAATGTAATTCAATACGGCAACTTTCTTTTGGTGCGTGAAGTCAAGAATGGCGAACGCAACCTAAACAAGCGTGTCAAATACTTGCCTACGTTGTATGCTCCTGTAAGGGAAAAGACACCATATAAAACACTAGACGGTCAATACGTCACAGACATAAAATTTGACACCATCAAAGAAGCTAAAGAACATGTTGAGGCTTACAAGTCACAACCAAAGCTTGTCTACGGTAACACTTTACACCCATACAGCTATATCGCAGACCAATACAAAGGTCGTGTAGAGTTTGATATGGATCAACTGATGATGGCAACTATCGATATTGAGGTCAAATCAGAGAATGGATTCCCTTCGCCGACTATTGCAAAAGAAGAACTGATATCCATCACCATCAAGAACCACCAATCCAAGAAGATTGTGGTATGGGGTGTAGGTGACTTCGTAACAGATCGTGATGATGTTTCATATGTCAAGTGTGAGAGTGAGGTACATCTACTCAAAGAGTTTATTGTATTTTGGGAACGACACTATCCTGATATCATCACAGGCTGGAACACAGAGTTCTTTGATATACCTTACATATGCAATCGAATCATTAACCTGTTTGGTGAGGATGAACTGAAACGATTATCGCCTTGGGGTTCAGTACGAGAGAAGTCTGTCTATAAGATGGGAAGAACACAACAAGCATATGATATTGCAGGGATCGCATCGCTCGACTTCATGGCACTATATCGTAAGTTCACATACACAGCACAAGAATCCTATGCTCTTAATCATATCGCATCTGTTGAACTTGGTGAACAAAAGGACGGCAATCCCTTTGAGACATTCAGTGAATGGTATCAGAAAGATTGGCAGTCGTTCATTGAGTATAACATACAGGACGTTGAGATTGTTGACAAGCTAGAGGACAAGATGCGTCTGGTCGAACTGTGTCTCACTATGGCATACGATGCTAAGGTTAACTACATCGATGTGCTAGGTTCGGTTAAGTATTGGGACATTCTTATCTACAACTATCTGCGTGAAAGAAACATTGTCATACCGCAAAAAGTATCTCAAGAGAAATCAGAGAAGTTCGAAGGTGCGTATGTCAAAGACCCTCAAGTGGGTATGCACAAATGGGTGATGTCGTTTGACTTGAACTCACTGTATCCTCATCTAATCATGCAGTACAACATATCACCAGAGACATTGATTCCCAGCAAACCAGAGACAGGGCTGGTAGATAAGATGCTCGAAGGTAAAGCACAGAATAACACTGAACACTGTATGACCCCTAATGGTGCGTTCTTTCGTAAAGACAAACGTGGGTTTCTTCCAGAACTAATGGAAACCATGTACAATGACCGTACCAAGTACAAGAAACTTATGTTGCAAGCATCACAAGAGTATGAGAACACCAAAGACCCTAAGTTGTTGAAGGATATATCCAAGTACAACAACATTCAGATGGCAAAGAAGATATCTCTTAACTCAGCTTATGGTGCGATTGGAAACAACTACTTTCGATACTATGACCTTATGATTGCATCTGCAATCACTACATCAGGACAACTATCTATTCGATGGATTGAGAAGTCTCTCAACATCTATCTTAATAAACTATTGGAGACAAAAAATGAAGACTATGTTATTGCTTCGGATACAGATTCGGTATACATCACTTTTGACCGATTGGTTGATAAACTGTTTGGAGAGGGAAAAGAGACTAGCACCATTGTCAACTTCTTGGATAAGATTGCAAACGAGAAGCTGGAACCATTTATTGAAAATAGTTATAAAGCTCTTGCTAAGGTAACGAACGCATACGAACAAAAGATGGTCATGGCGAGAGAGGTTATCGCAGACAAGGGTATCTGGACTGCAAAGAAACGATACATTCTCAATGTCCACGATAGTGAGGGGGTACGATACAATGAACCCAAGCTCAAGATTATGGGTATCGAAGCAGTCAAATCATCTACGCCAAAGGTGTGTCGTAACAAGATTAAAGAAGCACTCAAGATCATAATAAACGAAGATTCTGATGTGCTAAATACATTCATACAAGACTTTCGTGAAGAGTTTATGCGCCTAGACCCAGAGGAGATTGCCTACCCACGTTCAGTGAATGGGTTAGAGAAGTTCTCATCATCAAACGGTATGTTTGCCAAGGGCGCTCCTATACACTGTAAGGGTGCAATACTATACAACCACCTGCTCAAACAGAAGAAACTAACGAACAAGTATCCTCTGATACAAGAGGGTGATAAGATTAAGTTTGTGCATCTGCGTCAGCCTAACGTGTATACCGCAAGTGCATTTTCTTTTATAACTGCATTCCCAAAGGAACTTGACTTAAAGGACAGAATAGACTATGATAGACAATTTACTAAATCATTTGTCGAACCATTGAAGTTTATCTCAGAGAAGATAGGTTGGTGGATAGACGATAGTTATGGAACACAAGGAACTTTGGATGGATTTTTCTAATGATATTAAATAAACAAGACGCATTGTATGCAGCTAACGTGTTCGTAGAATACTTTTCTTCTTTTGGAAGAATAGATGACTATCTACGAAGAGTGAAGCTTGAACGTATGAAGAATTACCCAGCAGCGTTGCCTAACATGGGCCCAGAAGATGATTTTTTTAATGATTCCACGATGCATCCGAATGAT